CATACCAATCAACCATGTCACGCTTAGTAGCTTCTGCAATAGTTGTATCTTGATATTGTAACTCACTAACTTGTCTTGTCGTTGCTGATTGTGTTGTAGTTTCTGCAACAGTTTCTTGATTTTTAGAGTTTTCCTGTGAAGTAGCTATTTCTATGTCATTACTATTATCTTTTTTTCCCACAAGTTCATCATATTGGGCTTGTAATGTATCATTGGTTTTCTTTATGCTATCATACCTGCTTTCCAAAGATTTGTTGTCTTTTCTAAGTTGATTATATTCAGCCTCTAGTTTATTATTTTTTTCCAAAAGTTCATCATATTGAGCTTGTAATGTATTTTTATCAGCCTGGAGGGTATTATATTGAGCTTGTAGAGCATCATATTCATTTTGCGATATGTTGCTACAACCCTGTAAAAATAATGAGCATATTGCTACAGTTGCCAAAAATTTCTTTTCCCTATGTTTCATGACCAATTTCCCCTTTTTTATATATTTTTTGAATAAGTACATTATATAATAATTTATAATATAAGTAAATAAAATAATATTAATTATTTAAAAAATGAATCGTTCTTTAGCACATTTTTTCAAAAAAGTCAATGATTTTTTCGGGATAAATTAGATTATTTTTTATACTAAATTGTCAAATAAAATGATTTATTGTCGGTTCATGCAATGTTATACTATCTATAGCTTGCAAGTTATAGATAAGAATACATATTGAAGCATACTGAATCAGGAGGATAATTCGGTATGCGTGGTAGAAATAGAATCAGATGGTACATGTCTGTAAAGGATATAGTGAAGAAAGAATTGGCTGGTACTGCAGGTATATCTTATGCAGGACTGAATAAAATCATGGAGTATAAAGCATCTCCAAAATACAATACAATGATTGTAATAGCACATGCACTTAATGATGATGTTTGGAATGTATTTTTTGACGCCCAACGGGAACCGGAATACATAAAAGTAAGAGATTTTAAAGAAGGTATGATAACACAAGGTAAAAACAAGATTAAAGAATTAGCGATTAGAAAAGAAATGCCATTAAAAGAGCTTGCTATAAATTCACAAGTTTCATACTCAGAACTTATACGAATAATAAATGGTAAATCTTTTCCTGTTTTCGAGACAATGATTCTTATATCAGATGGACTTGATGAAAATGTAAAGGATATATTTTATTAACAGTTAGTAATAATACTGATAAGAACAAATGTTTCATATTTTGCTAAGAATAGACAGGAGGTACATATGGACTATAAAGAATTGATAATTGAAATGGTGAAAAAATTAATGATGAAAGAAAAGGAGAACTTCTTCACAATATTATTTGAATGTCATGCAATAAGTGATAGCAAAATAATAGACCGTATAGGGTAGCAGGAGCAGACGACAATCCGCCTGTCTGTAGATATGAAAGAAGAGATCCAGCGACGGGCGGATGAGGGAGGATAGAGTTTTAATACTGAAATTATTCTTTTGCTTCGTAAAGCGTTGGGGTGGGAATAGGGTTGTGTGTGGATTCATATCACTTTGAAAAAGTATTATATTTAATATTACAAAGTGACATCACTAAGAAAAATTGGAGGTGGATTATAGATGGCAGGTATTATGACAGTATGGGTAAGAGAATGTTTGAGATATATTTTATTAAAAATTTTAAATATGCAGAAGGAGGAACAAAATGGACAAACCTACAGGAAAAGACTGGTATCGTGAGAAAATAATTGAAATGGTGGAGAAAATCAATAATCAAGATGTTCTTATGAAAATTTACACAGTCGTAAAAACACATTTAGAAATTCTGAAAGAAAAGGAGCAGGAGGATTAACCCCCCGCTCCTTTTAAAAATTTGTCTACAAATTGCCAAAATAGTTTCTTATCATCTTCTGATAATTTCCAATAATCAATAATGGCTTGACGGGCTTTGTGGTCTTTTTCGCCTATAAGAGTAGATATTTCGGAATAATCGTCCGTGTTAGTGTATTGATACATTTCTCCTGTTCCAAATCGAAACCATTCTTCATTTACTCCGTATTTTAAACAAATTATTTCGATAACCCTATCCGATACACCCTTTCTTTTGTTCTCAATATCAGAAACGTGACCTTGTGTTGTTTTTATTTCTTTTGCAAAATCTCCCTGTTTCATTTTGAGTGAAGTTCTTATTTCTTTAAGGCGTTCGCAAATCATTTCTTCATTTATATTCATCGTTTACCTCCTTTTTAATACCACTATATCACAAAAATTATCACTTTGCAACAAAAAAGTGTTGACATATAAATCGTTAAGTGATATATTAAAATCACAAAGCAACAATGGAGGTGTTTTAAATGAAAAAGAATAGGACAAGAAAAGAAATTGACGAGGGAAAGAAGATTTCGGCACTGTTCTCTACCTTGTCCGAGGAAAACAAAACAATGGCTATCGTTTATCTGTCCGCATTGAGGGATAAGGAAATTGCGGACAGTTCGAGAAACAAAGAATTACAGGAAGCGTAAAAAGGAGATTGCATGGACGGGTTGATGGATATGGTAGTCGAAAATGAAAGCCTTGATTGCTCAGAAGAATTTACTGCCCTCAATTTTGAGGTCAGTAAATATAAAGACACAACTGATTCATTAAGTTAAAACAAAGAGCAAAGCAAAGAGGTTTAACAAAAAATGCGTTAATTCTAAGTATTTTAGGAGATTGGGTACATCAACAAAAGGCTTTAGAAGTAATTCTGAAAAACAAAGATATTAATTCGTAAATTTTATAAGGAGGTGATGAGATTGCAGAGAGAAGTGGAAGTGGAGGTAGTATATGAAGAGGGATATGAAAAGCGGTTTACAGATTACTGCTTGTTAATTCTAAGAAGAAAAAGGAAGGCGAGAGAACTGGAGAACCAGTATTCAGGACAGAATGAAAAGGCACAAAAAACGACGATGGTATAGCTCTGGTAGAAACTTGTACATAGATTATAAGAAGAGAGGCAGCAGGAAAGGAAGGTGATAGAAAGTGGAAAATAAAGAAAAAATAGGTAGGAATAGATTGACATAGAAGTAGATAATGGACAGAGAGGTAAGAATGAAAGTAAAAGATAGAAAAATGAAGAGAAAAGCAAATCTTCCACAAGTTATTATCCAAAATAAAGGGCGCGTTACAAGGGTTTTTGTCGATGGAGAAGAACTGAATGGAGTAAGAAGCATAGAATTTTTACATGATTCTCAAAATAATGGTTTTCCCATCGTAAAAATTGGATTACTGGCAGATCAAATTTGTTTAGAGACAGCCCAAGTATTTGCTCTGCCAGATGTGTATCATCCGTTTTATGTTTCATCTTCCAAATTAGTTGAGCTTGGAATCTTAACAGAGGATAAGTTGAATGAATTATTGTTAAAAGGACTATTGTAGTGTATCAGGAGCAGATAAATAAATTGGGCAGTCTGGTATCTGACAAGAATCTCCATAAATATTATGTTCACACCGGAATGTTCCTTTTATGAAACCCTGAAGAGTGTGAGTTGATACTTTTTCATATGTAACACGTATAGAATAATTTTCATTCAACATAGGACAGTAACCTGTAATATTTTGAAACATAACTTTCTCCTTTCTTATATACTTGGCTCTGGCGGGAACCTGTAAGTATAGTATAGAAGGAGAAAAAAGGAAAAGCAAGAAGATTTCATAGGTTGTTTTGAACCGGATGGATAGTCCTCTTTTCCCTAATACGCTTTCTGGTGTAATTTATCAAACGCATCCCGTTCAGTTTGCGGGTGCATGGGCTAAAGAAATCTATGAGCCAACAGACAGTGTGCTGGAAGCCATTCAAACTGCTTTGGAAGAAAACCGTACTCCAGAGGATCTGTTTTATTTTACCTCAGAAGAATGGTTGCCAGGGACCGAACCATGGATTCAAGCAGGAAATATGTGGTTTAGTAGACAAAAGTGAAAGAATAGATTTTTTAGGAAGGAGGATGCTATGGAGGAATTAGTAAAGATAATTCAGGATGAACCATTTACAGATAGTATAATAATCGCAAATGGGACAGGGAATGAACATGAATCTGTAGTAGCATTACTTAAAAATTATCAATTAGATTTTCTTGAATTTGGAATAATTGAATTTACCGATTTGAAATCGGGAAAAAGAGGACGACCAACCAGGGTATATCAACTTAATGAACAGCAAGCAACTTTACTTATGACTTATCTTGGAAATAATGAGGTTGTAAGAAAATTTAAAAAAGAACTTGTTCGCCAGTTCTACCAGATGAAGCAGTACATATTGGAACATCAATCTCTACAGTGGCAAAATACGCGGATTGAATCTAAAACAAATCGGCGTATGGAGACAGATGAGATTAAGTTATTTGTGGCTTATGCAAAAGAACATGGAAGTCAACATGCAGATAAATATTATATGGCATTTACAAAATTAGCTAATCAAATATTGGAAATTCCGGCAAGTAGTAGGGATGCTTTGACGGTTAGCCAATTAAATAATCTCATCTTAATTGAACACATTATCGGAGAAGTGATAAAGGCAGGTATTCGTCGAGATTTATTTTATAAAGACATTTATCTGGATTGTAAAATCAGATTAGGACAGTTTAAAGAGATTACCTATTTGGCAGTAGGAGCATAGATTATGAGAAAAAACTTGAAGGAAGCCCGCCAAAAAGCGGGCATGACACAGAAGCAGGTAGCTGAGTATTTAGGTATTACAGTTAGAGCATATCAACAAATTGAAATTGGAGACTATCAAGGTAAGATAGAACATTGGGATAAAATGGAAGATTTATTCCATGTTCACCAAAGGAATTTACGGGAGCTATTCCCCATGGCAGATAAGGAAGTCAACAGTAATGTTGAATAAGTCCGCTAATTTAATTAACTTCTCAATATTAGGTTCATATTTGCCTTGTTCGTATTGTTGGTAGGCGCGTAATGTTACTCCTATTTCATTAGCAATGAATTGTTGCGTAAATTTGTGTGATTTACGTTCACTTTTTAAACGTTCATTAAATTTCATAAAACCTCCTAAAAAAGTATTGACACGAAGTTAAACTACGTATATAATAAAAACAAGATTTACGAAGCTTAACTACGTATTTATAATAATGAGACATGTAGTAATACTTCATTTTATCATAAAACAGGAGGGAAAAACAATGTTATCACAGGAAATTGCGAAATTAGAAGATCTGAATGAAGCTCTACTAAAGGAAAATACAGAGTTGAGAAAACTGCTTGGTACGGAACCGGAAAAACCGATGCACTGTGAAGCCTGCATGTTTTTCAGGCAACACTACATAAAAATCAGTACTTACTATGTAAAAACTTATGCTGGACACTGTACACATGGAAGGACGAAGAACCGTAAGCCAGAGGATAAGAATTGCCAATATTTTCAGATGGTGGGGCATTGATAAAAGAAAGGGATAAGATGAGGAAGAACTTGAATTATATCATAGCAGACATCAAAAGGGAACTACAAAATTTAACGCACAGAGAACTCTTTAAATCCGTTGATTAAATCTACTTAGATTAAATTTTACACCAATGAAGGAAATTTGTAAAGGAGGAAATAGGATGAAAAAGGAACAGAAAAAAACACAAAAGGAAGAAGCGATTCGAGGACTGCAATTAGATGAAATTAGAAAGTTATTTGCTGAAGGGAAAGATAAGGAGGCAGCAGAGCAGATCGGGAAGTATAACAAACGATATGGCACTAAAATCGGAGAGAATTTAAAGAAGGATGAGGATTTTCCTTATTCCATAACTAATCCAGAAGAATTACGGCTACTTTGTATTCGAAAAAATTGGTTTACAGCTGGAGGAAACGAACAATATAAGAAAATGTTTGATATGAATAAGGAAAAAAGACCATTAGAAGAAATTGCTTTAGCAATTTGGCTTTGCAGTGAAGATGTTTCAAGAGAAGAGATTTTGAAAGAGTTAAAGGAAGTCAGAGAGGATGCAGCGTTTTAAGGATTTTGGAGAGAACTAGAATTAGGCAACCTGAAGGAAGGAGGAGACTAAATTGAATACAATCAGCGAGCGAGTGTCTGTTGAGCAGGCGGCGAAAGAATTAGGAATGCAGCCGCAGGGAGTGCGGGAACATATGAAGAGAGGGTATCTTGATATTGGGAATGTACTTCCCGTTCTTAATAAAAAGAAAAATGGCAGCAGGAAGTATAGTTATTATATTTATCGGGAAAAGCTGGATAGAGTTTTAGGGCATCTTCAGAATGAAGTGAGGTGAGAAAGAAGAATGAGAAAAACATTATATAGAATAGCGGATGCGAAGAGTATTATAAAAACAATTGAATGTATGAATCAACTTTCGATTGTTGCTTTACTAGAAGTCAACCAAAATGTGGAATTGGTTCTGGAAGATGGCAGAATTACAGGTTATCTCATGTAGTAAACATGCATGAAAGAAGGACGGAAGCAGGAACAAAAGAAAAAAGAATCCAAAGTGCCACAAACGCTTTGGATTCAGCAACAAAAAAATAAATCATGTCCTTATTATAGGACAGATCGGAGGAAAAGTCAATGGAACATTTAGAAAATCGGATGGTTTTGGATGCAGAGTGGGGAATTATGACCCCTTGGGAGATGGAGAAAAAATTATCTTCTGTCGGATATGTAAACTTGGAAACGAATGTTTTTGTTTCAGAAGATTATGCGTTTCAATATGCTTTAGAAAATTGCTTACACGGAACACTGGAAGAAAAGAAGGAATTTCAAGAAATGCTAGTAGAATGGTTTTATTCTGGAAATTGGGTGAAGGAAGAGGAATAGAAAATGGAGATATATGAAAATTACATAGAGGAAGACCTTGAATTGGATGAAATTGAGTATAGAATTCCAAATAAAAAACGGCTGAAAAGATTGATGAGAGAATATAAAGCAGCAGAAAGAGGGGAATGGGAAGATGAACTTATATGAAATTGAAAAAGAAATTCTGAATTGCGTGGATCGGGAGACAGGAGAAATTATTAACATAGACGCCCTAAACATCTTGGAAATGAAGCGTGAAGAGAAGATCGAGAACATAGCATTATGGATTAAAAACCTTCTTTCGGATGCAGAACAGATAAAAGCAGAAAAGAACGCATTGGCAGAACGGGAGAAATCCGCGAGGAATAAAGCGGAAAGTCTCAAAAAATACCTTTCAAGCTGTATGAAGGGTGAAAAGTTTTCTACACCAAGGGTAAGTATTTCTTTTAGAAAATCAGAATCAGTTGATATTCTCAAAATCGAAGAAATTATGAAGCTAGATGATGCTGATAAATATTTAAAATATTCAGATCCAACGCCAAACAAGGCAACAATAGCGCAAGCGATTAAGAGCGGTGTAAAAATTCCGGGGTGCGTTTTAATAGAAAGGCAGAATATTCAAATCAAATAGGAGGAGCATAATGATTAGTTTTAGGACTTTAGTGGAATCAGAAATTGAATGTAGAATCGCCACAGTGAAATCTAATGGGCTTTCTTTACTGCTTTATAAAGATGCTAGATGTGATATGAATATTTTAGATGAAACAGTGGGGGCAGAGAACTGGCAGAGAAAACATGAATTAATCAATGGAAATCTTTTCTGTAATGTAGGAATTAATGTCAATTTTAAGACTGGTAATCCTCCGATTTGGGTTTGGAAGCAAGATGTTGGCACGGAAAGTTATACAGAAAAAGAAAAAGGGCAGGCATCCGATTCCTTCAAACGAGCATGTTTCAATTGGGGGATTGGGAGAGAATTATATACGGCCCCTTTTATTTGGGTTCCATCAGACAAATGTGAAATTAAAGAAAGTGGGCGTCAGGACTCAAAAGGAAATAAAGTATTTACCTGTTTTGATAAATTTTATATTGAACAACTTGTTTGTGAGGAGAAAAAAATAGTCGCATTATCAATTAAAAATGAGAAAAGCAATAAAAGAGCTTTTCTTATGGATAAGAGGACAAAATGATGATTTGTAAAGGGATATTAAAGAATCTAAGTTTGGATTGGCATACAAAAAAGCTAGAAATTACTTTACAATTAGATGCAAAAGCAGAGTTCTTGGAAAATCTTAAAGAAAAAATTCTATCGGTAGAGTTGAAGCCATATCGAAAAAAGCGTTCCTTAGATGCCAACGCCTATTATTGGAAGTTGATAAGCAAATTAGCGTATCAAATTGGTCAGTCTACTGCATGGGTGCATAATGACATGCTTCGTAAATATGGACAGGTAGATATGATAGATGGACAAATGGTATATATTGTCGTTCCAGAAACAGATATAGCTTACAAAACAGCATATGAATCACAGCAATATCATATTAAACCGACTTCTCAAATTAAAGAAGGCAAGGATGGTGTAATGTATAGAACCTACATCATGCTGCGAGGTTCAAGCAGTTATAACACAAAAGAAATGTCACAATTAATAGATGGGCTTGTAAGAGAATGTAAAGATATTGGAATTGAGACTATTGCACCAGAAGAACTAAAAAGAATGTTTGAAATGTATGGAAAATGAAATGGAACATTTATTAATCATCCCCGGCAGATTGGATGGGTTAAATAATTATATAAATGCAGAACGTTCCAACCGATATGCCGGGGCAAAAATGAAAGCAGAGAATGAAAAAATTACTTTTTATGCAATTAAAAATTGTCTGAAAAATATTACAATTGAAAACCCGGTGTTTATGGAATACTCATGGATAGAGAAAGATAAACGTCGGGATTTGGATAACATCTCATCTTTTGGGCGCAAAGTCATACAGGATACATTAGTGAAGGCAGGTATTTTAAAAGATGATGGATGGAAGAATATTATAGGGTTTTCTGATTCCTTTTCGGTGGATTCGGAGAATCCCCGGATTGAAGTCAGAATCCGGGAGGTGGAAAAGTGAATTATTTAGCTGAGATAAATGCGTTCTATGATAGGCTCGAACTAAACCCGCAGCCCAACACTGCAATCGCTTTATGGCACGCTTTAATGTCCATAGCGAATAAAGCAGGGTGGCCAGATACGTTTACGGTAGCTTCATCAATCCTTGGCTTTCGGGCTGGATTGAACGATTCAGCATTAAAACGGGCAAGAAATAAGTTAGCAATGGATGGTTTGATTGAGTGGAAATCAAGAGGCGGAAATCAGTCTGCACAATATCGGATGATTAGTCTTGTGGTTCAAAATCAGTCAAAATATGAACCACAATTTGCACTACAAAGTGAACCACAATTTGCACTACAAAACGACCCACAAAGTGAACCCATTAATAAACTAAAACAAAAACATATTAATCTCTCTGATCGCACACGCGAGGAGAAGCCAGATCGGTTTGATGAATTCTGGAGGGCATATCCAAGAAAAGCCGATCTGTTGAACGCCCAGGTAGAATATATTTGTTTGCTGGAAACGACAAGTGCGCTGTCTGAAGATGCTTTGATTGCCGCTGCCAGAAACTATGCCGAAACGTGTCAGATTCGGCATACCAAAGAGCAGTACATAAAGTATGCAGCAAACTGGCTGAAGGAATCCAACTGGATAGAGTATCTTCCTGAGAATTATAAAAAACCGCAGGAAGAAGGGAAGAAGCTATCAGGAGAAAGTACGCCAAAGAAAGACTTTACGAACCGTTTTAACAACGTAGAGGGAAGAAAATACAATTACAACGACCTTGAGAAACAGCTGGTAGGGAGGTGAATTATGTCCATTAAAGTAAACTATTTGTTGCAGGATTTAGAAAGTGGGCAATGTGCGCAAGGAAGTGCCAATGTAATTGCAAAATTAATCGGTTCTACTGCTGCCTACGTGCGGTCACTTCCTGAAAGCAGCTGTCCGTATAAAGGTCGCTATTTGGTTTCGAAAATTAGCGATGAGTTGGTGGAGAAGAAAGGGAATGATAGCTTGGAAATGCTACGACCGCAGTGGGATGAAGTGCATCAGCTGTTTGTAGAAATCCAAGCAGGAATTAGGGTAATTACAAAAATAAATGGCAAACGATATGCGGTGAAAAGAAGAAAGTGAAGAGGAATGAAAATGGCAGGAAAAAGAATAGGGCTGATTGATGTGGATGGTCACAATTTCCCCAGTATTCCCCTTATGAAAATATCCGCATGGCACAAGAAGCAGGGTGACAGTGTTGAGTGGTACGACCTTATGAAGCACAGCTTCCCGAATAAACCGCTGGATCGTGTTTATATGTCAAAGGTTTTTAGCTTTACGCCTGATTACGAATATTTCATAAACGCAAATGAAGTAATAAAAGGTGGCAGCGGGTATTGCATTGAGCTAAAAGACGGCAGAGAGATATACCACGCTGAAAAAGATGGGAAGTTGCAGCCAGAAATAGAACACATATACCCTGATTATAGCCTATACCCAGAACTGACAAAAGATACAGCCTATGGATTCATGAGCCGTGGGTGTCCGAGAGGTTGTAATTTCTGCCACGTAGGAGCGAAAGAGGGCAGATGTGCGAAGAAAGTAGCTGATTTATCAGAGTTTTGGAACGGGCAGAAATATATCAAACTGCTGGACCCAAACCCGGTAGCTTGCAGGGAATGGCAGGACATTTTTGGACAGCTGGCAGAATCGGGCGCATGGGTGGACTTTACACAGGGGCTTGATATACGAATCATGACACAAGAAAAAATTGCAGAGCTGATGAAAATAAAAGTAGAACAGGTACATTTTGCATGGGACAATTATGAAGAGAAAGAAACGATTGTACCAAAATTGAAAGAATTTGCTGAAATAACTAAGTGGAATAAAAGAAAAATGGGCGTGTATGTATTGACAAACTTCAATACAACGCTTGAGCAGGATTTAGAAAGAATCTATACTCTGCGGGACATAGGGTATACGCCGTATGTGATGATATATGGCAAGCAGCAGGTAGATCGTAGAAGTGACTTGCGCCGACTGCAAAGATGGGTAAATTCTAAAGTTGGTTTTTGGGCTTGTAAAAAATTTGAAGATTTTAAGTAATGGTTGTTTCTGTGAAGGACAGAATAGGAAGGGAGGAATGAAAATGCCAGAACCAAAATTTTCATATCCATTTCCGCCATTTTTAACGCATTCGGAGGTAAAAAATGTACGAGCAGTTAAGTTTATTTCATACAGATCCAAAACCCAAAACGGTTGGAACTGATGTTAAAAAGCCCTGTGCAAGCACAAAGAAAAAGATTGTGGATTCATCCCAGGCATTTGATGAGCGCATGAAGCGATTTTTTCATTACATAGAGCACAAAGGCATGAATGAGCAATGGATTGAGACCTGTTTCGGAGAACTCAGGGTAATCATTGATGCTTTGGCTGATTACTATGACATGGTAAGTGAAAAAGTAAATGGAATGGAAGGATATGCGAAAGCGGCGTGGGGATACCAGATGCAAAGAATAAAGGAGATTCAGACAAAGTTGGAGGATTCGACTGGCTATAACAGGGATAAGCAGCTTGAGATCTGCATGAAGAAGAAAGCTAAAAAAGATGATAATATCGGGGAAGACGCTCTGGTTCTGGCAGCTAAGAAAGGATAAGGGGAAGTGAATTGTTTTAGCTGTAAAAATTTTTCTGTACTTGTAAATCCGAGGGTAGAAAGGAGAGATTTTATGACAGATAAGGAAAGAATTGAACAACTCGAAAAGCAGATAGAAGAATTGCAAAATGCGAAAGAATACTATGAGGGAGAGGCAAACAGTATTTGGGCTGATTTTCGCAAAAGACGAAATTTCAATCTGGAAATTGCACAGCGTATTGTAAAAATAGACAGGAAAGCGGTGGCAAATATCATTCTGAATATGTACTTCGGTAAAATTCCAAGTGACAGCGTTGGATTTTGTGAGATCTTTGACTTAAAAGGAAACGGCTGTTGCAAAGAAGGATTACGGTGTACAGATTGCATTGATAATTTTCTTATGGAATATTACAAAAGAAGAATAATTTCATAGAAAGGGACTAGACAATGAAAGCAGTTATGAAATATCCGGGAAGCAAATGGGGATTAGCAGATTGGATTATTCATTATTTTCCAAAGCATCATAGCTATTTAGAACCGTTTTTTGGCAGCGGAGCGGTACTTTTTCATAAGCCCCGTTCCAATATCGAAACGGTCAATGATCTGGATGGAAACGTAATAAATTTGTTTGAATGGATTAGGAAAGATCCAGAGAAGTTAGCACATGAAATTTATTATACGCCATATGCTAGACAAATTTACGAGGATGCCTTTTCATCCATTCCAGAAGATAGCTTTCAAAAAGCGGTAAATTTCTATATTCGTTTGAATATGGGGCATGGATTCCGTACCACAGGGGAGAAAGTTGGTTGGAAAAATGATGTGCAAGGGCGGGAAAGAGCCTATGCCGCGCAGGACTGGATTCACCTTCCGGAAAAAATACATCAGGCAGCGGAACGACTGCGGGGAGTACAGATTGAGAATCGCCCTGCAGTAGAATTGATAAAAAAGTTTAATTATAAAAATGTATTAATCTACTGTGATCCGCCATATCTGTTAGAGACACGTTGTAGAAAACAATACAAATGTGAAATGGAAGATGAAGCACATATCGAACTATTGGAGGTACTACTTACTCATAAAGGTTTTATCATCCTCAGTGGTTATGAAAGTAAATTATACAACGATTACTTAAAAGGCTGGTATAAAAGAGAAGAGATTGGTTTCACTCAAATAGGAACGCAAAGGAAAGAAGTTCTCTGGATGAACTTTGAACCAGTAGGGCAGATGAGTCTGTTTGATAAATAGGAGGATAGGAAAGTAAAATGACAAGTGTACAAGAAACAAAAAGAGAGAAAGCGCGAAATTTGCGCTATAAGAAACCGATTGCAAACGGATTAAACCTTGATGAGATAAAAAATAAGTTGTGGGATATTTCAGAAGAGTGTGGAGAAGTAGAGTATTACATTGACGGAGATGATGAGACTTTACTAAATGCCCTTGATGGAGATGAAGATGATGCTTATGAGTTCAAAATGATGTTTTCTGAATTATCTGCTGAATGTGAGCAAATGCGATACGATTTAGAAAATGAATACGTTCCGGATTATTTTGACTTGTTCTTTGCAGCAGTTAATAAGGGAGGCGAAATGCTTGGCTATGATGTCTATGAACAGGATTATTATGGATTAAGTGGTTATGAAAGCGGGTTGGCGAATAAAGAAGCAGTAAAGAAAATCAAAACGCTTACAAAAGACCAGTTGGTTGAAGCGATACAATGCTGCTTTGGAATTTATCAGGCATATATCGGGCTGACTTATCGGTATGACTGTATCAAGGCTGCAATGGATATTCTTCGCGATGAAAATACAGGGTATCTAAAAATGATAAAGCAAATCGAAGAACTATATGAAAAAGCAAATAAGGAAACAGAGGGATTTAGGTATTGTTTCGTGGGGGAAACATGGAAATCTTTTAACGAATTATTGGAACATGTACCACAAGAGGTATGGATACAATGAAACGGTTTGACGGTTGAAAGGGAAAATGTATGAAGAGATTAACAATTAAGGCTCCTAGTGGGTTGATACATTTAAAAGACAATAAGGAGATGACCGTAAACGAAGCAATCAAAAGACTGTCAGAATACGAGGACTTAGTGGAACAAAACTTGCTGCTGAAACTTCCATGTTCCATTGGAAGCGATGTGTATTTTATACCAAGCAAGGCTGTTTTTAACTTAAATCAATTAAACCGGCACGAAGAAAACAATAGGGTTTATCATCAAAAGGTTGCAAAAATTGTATTTACTGAACGTGGATGGTATATGGAATGTAATTTGGACTTGGAGTATGGAACAGACCGTATCCTTGTAGATAAGTTTTATGGAGAAACGTGGTTCCTCACACAAGCTGAAGCAGAAAAAGCGTTGGAAGGATGGAAAAGATAAAGAATGAGTATTATAAGTTTAATTTTTGTGAAAATCGCGGACAAAAGCTGGATTGGTGGAACGATACATAAGTATAAGTCGAGGATATACAATCTATGCAGTGGATTTTGTTAAATCTTGCAAAGTATTTGAGAAGGAGAACGATGAGTTTGAAAAAGGAATAGAAAAGTGAGGGGAACGAATGGATAAGGGAAAACTTAGAGAATTAATTGGTCAATTGGCAAGTTTAAAGGAAGAAGTGGAAGAAAGACAAAGGCGACTTGCAATGATCCAAAAAGAAATTCAGGTAATGGAGCAGGAAGGGTGTCTTGTATCTGATTCTGTCTCTTGTGGAAAAAAAGGGAAAAGACCACTTCGCATAGTAAAAATTATGGGCTTTCCTGAATTGCAATATAAACAGAGAAAAGAGTTATTAAAGAAGCGGATGGAATATTTACTTAAAAAAGAGGAGGAACAACTTCAAGTTGTAACAGAACTGGAAAAAGAGATTGATCAAATTTCGGATAGCCAGATGAGACGAATCCTTACTTTACGATATATAGAAGAATTTTCTTGGGTGCAAATAGCCCATCGAATGGGAAAGAAGGTTACAGCAGATAGCTGCCGAAAACAATCGGAGCGATTTTTAAAAAAAGATTAAAGTTGTCCGTTTTGTCCGCTTTTAGTGTGTTATACTTAAACTGGAAATTGATAACCAGTCCTTTTACTTTCCTCATTTTTAAGCATCCGCCTTTTGACGGATGCTTTTATAGTAAAAAAGTAAGTTTAAAATCTTTAAGATAAAAAAGTAAAGAGATGAGAGGTGGTGATATGTCAAGAGCACCAGATAATCGTTCACAACAGGCAAAAGAAATGTATCTATCTGGTAAAAAATTGATTGAAATTGCAGAACTTTTAAATGTGCCAGAAGGAACCGTTCGGAGTTGGAAAAATCGTTATCATTGGGGGAATTTTAATGCAACGTTGCAAAAAGAGAAACGAAAGGAACGCAACGTTGCGAAAAAAAGAGAACGGCAGAAAACGAAAGCGGTAATGAAAGAAGTGGAAGCGGTAATTCAAAATCCCGATTTAACGGATAAGCAACAGCTTTTTTGTATTTCTTATGTTCGTTGTTTTAATGCAACAAAGGCTTACCAGAAAGCTTATGGGTGTGAATATGCAACAGCCATGGTAGAAGGAAGTAAACTATTAAAAAAACCTAAGATAAAAGAACAAATTCTTTCTCTAAAATGGGAACGCTTAAATCGAGAGTTTTTGTCTGAAACGGATATTTTTCAAAAGTACATGGACATCGCTTTTGCTGATTTTACTGATTTTGCTGTATTCGGGAAAAAGGAAGTTAAATATATAGACAAGCAGGGTAATGAACAAACAATAGAAAAGTCTTTTGTAGATTTAAAAGAGAGCAGTGAAGTAGATGGTACATTAATTTCTGAAATATCTCAAGGAAAAAATGGTGTGAAAATTAAACTGGCTGACCGGATGAAAGCCTTACAATGGCTGACAGATCATATGGATTTAGCTACAGAAGAACAAAAAGCACGAATTGCATTACTAAAAGCAAAAGCTAACTTAAACAATGATGATGAAGAATCTGTAGAAGTTAATATTTATATGCCTGTGAAGGATGGTGACGATGGTTAGAGTGATACGTCCACAAAAGGGACCACAAGAGAAGTTCCTTGCCACAAATGCTGATATTGCAATATATGGTGGAGCTGCTGGAGGAGGGAAAACCTATGCACTGTTAATGGAACCATTACGGTATATAGGTATAGATGGCTATCGAGCAGTGATATTCCGAAATCAGTTTACACAGATTAGCTCTTCTGGTGGTTTATGGGATGAGAGTATAAAAATGTATACTGGAATAAAGGGATCATTTCAGGCAAAGAGTCCAAAGTATCATTGGGATTTTTCAGGAAAAGCGACCTTATATTTTGATTTTATTAATAGGGAGGATGATGTGTATAAGTGGCAAGGCTCGCAGATAACATTTATTGGATTTGATGAGTTGACACACTTTTCAGAAAAGCAGTTTTTCTATATGCTTTCCCGAAACAGGTCAACTTGTGGAGTGAAACCATATGTCAGAGCTACTTGTAATCCAGATGCGGATTCATGGGTAGCCAAGTTTATATCATGGTGGATAAATCCAAATACAGGTTATCCTGTCAAAGAGCGAAGTGGTGAAATCCGATACATGGCGCGGATTGATGATGTAATTATTTGGGGTAACACCAGAACGGAACTGATTGAACAGGGAGTGGCAAATATTGAAATTAAATCAGTTACATTTATTTCCAGTACTCTACAGGATAATAAAATTCTTATGGAGAAAGATCCTACTTATATGGCGAACTTAAAGGCATTACCAATAGTAGAGATGGAACGCTTATTGAAAGGAAATTGGAAAATCAAAGCTGCTGCCGGTTTATTCTTCCGAAGAACACAAGCACATATGATAGAAGAATTACCAAAAGATATCATTTTAAGGTCGAGAGGATGGGATTTAGCTGCTACTGATGAGGATGAGAATGGTGATCCAGCGTATACTGCAGGGGTGTTGATAGGTAAAACAAAGAGTGGCAGATATGTTATTGCAGATGTTATTAATCAGCGATTATCTGCATCCAAAGTAAGAGAGCTAATAAGGACAACTTGTCAGACAGATAAAGTTAAACATGGAAGAGTGATTGAAAGATTGCCACAGGACCCTGGACAGGCTGGGAAGGAACAAGCACAAAGCTATATTAAAATGTTGTCTGGTTATTTAGTAAAGTGTCTACCAGAAAGTGGAAGTAAACAATCCAGAGCAGAGCCATTTGCAGCACAATGGCAGGCTGGAAATGTAGATGTGCTGATAGCTCCATGGAATGAAGCATATTTTAATCAGCTAGAATCGTTTCCAGAAAGTAAATTTAAAGATATGGTGGATGCAAGTAGTTCAGCCTTTAATGAGATAGAAAATGGTGCAACCTATTCTGCACCATCAAAAGAAAGTGGTTTAGATAAAAATAGTTATTGGAGAAAGTGAGGTGAGAGTAGATATGGCAAATGATAAAGAAATTGGACGCATTGGGCAGCGGCGCTATGGAGGGGTAATTTATGAAGAATTCCTTCTTGAATTGAGGGGGAAACGAGGGATAGAAGTTTATCGAGAGATGTCAGAAAATGATGATGTAGTTGGAGCGATTCTTTTTGCAATTGAAATGTTAGTAAGACAGACAAAATGGAACGTAGAGTCAGGCGGTGACAGTGCGAAAGATCGTGAAGCTGCTGAATTTGTGGAAAGCTGCATGAATGATATGGCAGAGACATGGATTGACACAATATCTGAAATTCTTTCTTTTCTCACTTTTGGTTGGAGTTTCCATGAAATTGTATACAAGCGACGTATGGGTAACATGAGGGACAGTCGAATCCGAAGCAAATATAATGATGGGTTAATAGGATGGAAGAAACTACCAATAAGAGCACAAGAGACACTTTATCAATGGGAGTATGACGAGGAAGATAACTTGTTAGGAATGACTCAAATGCCACCACCTACTTATCATTTATACACAATTCCTACTAATAAAGCGTTATTATTCAGAACAAAGAGCCGGAAAAATAATCCAGAGGGTAGAAGCATTTTACGTAATGCGTATCGTCCTTGGTATTTTAAAAGGCGGATACAAGAAATCGAGGGAATTGGTGTGGAACGTGATCTTGCCGGATTACCTGTCTTATACGCACCACAAGGACTTGATATTTGGAATCCAGATGATGAAATCGCCACAAGGATATTAGCAAGCCTAGAAAGTACGGTAAGAAAAATCCGCCGAGATGAAATGGAGGGAGTTGTGCTTCCAAATGGCTATAAGCTGGAATTGTTAAGTTCTGGTGGAAGCAGGCAGTTTGATACAAATGCAATTATTAACCGTTATGATACTAGAATTGCAATGACAGTACTGGCAGATTTTATATTCTTGGGACACCAAGAAACCGGAAGCTGGGCATTAAGTTCAGATAAAACAGAGATGTTTGCTATGGCAATTGGAGCTTTTTTAGATATTATCTGTGAAACATTCAATAGTCAAGGCATACCAGCATTGATTGATATAAATGGACAGTATTTTTCTGGAATTACGGATTATCCCAAAATGACACATGGAGACATTGAAGATGCGGATATTGCAAAAGTATCTGCATTTATCAAAGATATGACAGGTATAGGTGTACTTGTTCCAGATGATGGTTTAGAGGATTATATCAGGCAAGTTGGGCATTTACCAAACAGAACATCAGATACCAGAATTCATGATGTGAATAGAGAGCAGTTAAAAAACCAGAATGAACCTCCTGAATCACAAACAAAGGATTTTATGGCAGCGGAGGATGAAATACCAGAGGAAGTTGTTGAAGCAGCTAAAAAACGGTTAGGGAGGTGCTGAGAGATGACATTTCTGGTTAAACCAAGCAAAAGGCATTTCTGGTATATCCGAAAGAAAAGAGCTGGCAATGGAGATGAGATTTTACAGAAGTTGGAAGATTACTTAAAAGGGAATTATGATGAGCCAGTAGAAATTCTTTGTGGGTTTTGGAAGGATCAAGCAAACATTTTTACATATCAAGAGCTAAGGCTTGCCGTAATAGAGGGATTGTTGGATAAAAAAACATATGAAAAATGGACACAGGATTATTCTTTATTAGTTAAAAATCGGTTACAACCCATGTGGGAAAAAGCCATTGCTGCAGGTTCAAAAAGTCAACCTCTTATAAATGGCTTGAGTGGATTTTCTTTTAATGTCCATGCTTCGGCGGTCTCAAACTGGATTTCAAAGAGAGGAGCAGAATTTGTAACAGCTTCTACACAGGAACAGAAAGACGCGATTAGGGCATTATTGGAACATTCTGTAAGAGAACAATACTCAGTAGATGGACTAGCAAGGTTAATCCGACCCTGTGTGGGATTAACGGTTCCACAAGCAAAAGCAAATTTGAAGTATTATAACAATATCGTGAAGACACTGAAAGAGGAACATCCTCGCATGAAGCCGGAAAGAATAGAGCAGAAAGCACGGGAGGCTGCTGCCAAGTACGCAGAAAAGCAACATCGGCAGCGGGCTATGAATATTGCTCAGACTGAAATGGCAACTGCATATAACAAAGGAGCAGATGAAAGTATCAGGCAAGCACAGGCTCAGAAACTGATTGGTAAAGTTATAAAACGGTGGTGTACTTCTGGTGATGATGCTGTATGTGATGCGTGTCGAGCTTTAGAAGGAATAGAAATCTCTATGGATGAAGGTTTTAAAGTAAAGGGAGGCTTTAAGTCTGGAGACAACCTTACTCCACCTGCTCATCCTAGATGTGCCTGTGCAGTGGAATATATAGAGATAGAAAGTAGAAATACGGGATTATTGCTTGGTGCAAGTGATGCATCTATTAATCCAGAAAACATGATGCATGAACTTGGAGAAATAGATTTAGAAAAAGTAGATGAAGCACTTGATTATTATAATGAATTAATTCGCAATAGGGAGAACGAAAATGTAGTAATAATTGACAAAGAGGGAAATCTATATTATGCTGAAGGTAGTACATCGAATGTAGATATTAGTAATGTTAATCTTGTAGGAGCTTTTGTTACACATAATCATCCTATAAGCAATGGAATTCTTTCTTTTGGTAAAGACGATTTTGAGTTTTTAAAAGAAAACCCATTTGTTAAAAAACTAATGGCTGTTAATGAAGAATATGATTATAGTGTTACTGTTTTATCTGATATGACTATGTTGTCTTATAATACATATTATATAAAAGCAATGGAAAGAATAACGGATCCTTTGTCTGAAACAGAGGATTTGCAACATTTAGTCTTTGAAATTCTTCACGAGGAGGGATATGTTCATTATGTCAGAAAATCATTACACTAAAGAAATGATGGAAAAATTTGCAGCTTTAAAAGCAGATTGGTTAAAAGAAGCAGAACCTTATCTAGTAGATGGGCATGATCCGCAACCAGTTAGTGGTGCAAGATTAGATGGACCAGATTCAGTTGCACTTGCACAAATACAGCAAAAATATCAAAAAAAAATAAAGGAACTTAGGGAAGAGTATCAGTCGTAGGATCCTTTTGGGTTTCGGTATAATAAAGTTGTCAGAGAAAGGTGTCTATTTGGATATTTTTTTGATTTTGGAAAGAAGGTGGAGTTTTGAAAAAGTTTTCCGATTTAGTTGAAAAATCCACTGAGAATCAGCAGGTAAAATCCAACTTTGTTAGAAAAAGTCGATTTAAGATTATGAAGTCAGATGATGAAAAAATGCTTGCCTTTGGATGGGCAAGTGTTTCCATGCGTGTAGATGGAGAACTAATTGAGGATTGGCAAAAGGATATTGTTGAGCCGGATGATCTGGAAAGGGCAGCTTATGAGTTCGTGTTGTTGTATCGTGAAGGTGGCGAAATGCATGAAAGAGGCGGCGCAGCAGTTCTGATTGAAAGTATAGTATTCACAGAAGAGAAGATGAAAGCAATTGGTATTCCAGAGGGAATACTTCCAGTAGGTTGGTGGATAGGATTTAAAGTTTTGGATAAGGATGTTTGGGAAAAAGTAAAAGATGGTACTTATCTGATGTTTTCTATTGAGGGCGAAGCAGAAAGAGTGGAAGTAGAGGATAGAACAGCTTTGTAAAGAAGTATAGGGAAATTTATGAATGATATAAGAGACACCTGAAAAGGTGTCTTTTGTTTTATAAATTCTCAGAAGGGAGGAAGATTTGAAGTGGCAACAAAACTGAAAAATCTTAAAATCAAAAAAGTGGATTTTGTAGATGATGGTGCAAATCCAGATGCACATATTAAATTGTTTAAAAGTAGGGATGGTGTAAAACAGACTATAGAAGAAAATCAGAAAAGCTTTGGTGTATGGAAACGACTTCTTGCTTTTATTGGCAAGGCAGCGGGCATTGGTGAAGATGAAATTGACACTGCTATAGAAGAAATTACAAAAGATAATTCGGAAAGTTTTACTGATAAACTGAATGAATTTAAAAATCGTAAAATTGCGGATGAGATTTGGGATACCTGTTATGCACTACAAAATTCTTTATGTTCTATTTTAAATGATGGAGAGTTAGATAGTGCAGCTACGGCAAGTGCTATGCAAGAGAGCCTAGATGAATTTCATACAGTAGTGCAGGAATGTATTCATCAATGGTCTACAGGTAAGGAAGCCAGTATTGTGAAAAAAGGTGAAGAAGTAACAGAAACTGAGCTAGAGATTATGAGGTCAGCGGTAGAAAGGCTGAATGACTCTATTGAAAAAGCAGCCGCTGCCAGAGAAGGGTTAAAACAAAATAATGAAAATCCGAAAGGAGAAGAGAAAATGAAGATTGATAAGAGTAAATTAACAGATGCCGAGAGAGCCTTCTTGGAGAATATTGAGAAGCGTTATGGTACAGAGGAAACAGGTAATATTACTGAGGCACCTGTGGGACAACAGGCATTAGAGGTTCCTGTTGCGAAGTCAGTGACACAACTACAAGCAGCCTCTACAACGTCTGTAGAACCAACTGTGCAAACAGGGGAAAGTCTTACAACAGATGATATTTATAAGGGTCTTCATCCAGCAGTTAAGGCTGAATTGGAAGATTTGAAGAAATTCAGAGAAGCTGCTGAGGATAAAGAGCTTCATGAGATTGCAAAAAGATATGCGATCATTGGTAAAAAAGAAGAGGAGCTTGTGCCTACTTTAAAGAGTTTAAAGGCAGCAGGCGGTACAGCATATCATGATATGATTGCCATTTTGGATCAGGCAGTAAACACAGTAGAAAAGTCTGGTGCATTTAGTGAGATTGGAAAATCTGGTCATGGTGGTACTACAGATGGCAGTGCATGGGCTGAGGCAGATGCAAAAGCAGTGGAACTAATGAAGTCTAAAATGGGATTATCAAAAGCACAGGCTCTTGATGAAGTCTTTATGGCAAATCCTGAACTTGCTGAAAAATGTGAAAAGGAGAATTAAGAAAATGGCATCTACATATTTTGGAAGTAGCATAAATGAAAGCCCTGTAATTGTTTTCCCTGCAGGTGAGAGATTAGAAGATGCAAGAGGAATTGCATTGATGATTAAGGATGGAGCAGTTGTAAAGCCAAAAGCTGGTACGAATGTAATCGGTCTTTCTATTATTGAGACTGATGAAATAGTAGAGCAGGGTGCAGATGTGGATATTCAGATTAAGGATATTGGTAAGTGGGCAGCAGGAGCTGAAATTGAGGCAGGTGTAGAACTGGCGACAGATGCAAATGGTAAGGCAGTAGCTGCTGCCACAGGTGATTTTATTGTTGGTATTGCATTAAGTAGTGCAACTAAAGCTGGAACGTGGGTTAAAGTTCAGATTACAAAAAGTGGCTATAAGACAGTATAGGGAGGATGAATAAGATGGGGAGTACAGGAAGAGAAATAAATAATGCAGGAGAATTACTGGCAAGAATCGCAAAAAGTTGGAAACCAAACCGGTATCTTACGAATATGAGTATGGCGTTTTTTTCCAGTGCGAATGACTATGTAGCCACAAGCATTTTTCCAATTTGTCCAGTAGATTTTTACACTGGATATTATTATATTTATAACAAAGGCGACCTTGCCAGAGATAATGTGCAGAGAAAGCCGAAGTTTGGTAAGGTGCCACCTGCACAAATGGGTCATACAGATGATACTTATAAATGCCACGTGGATCAGATTATTGTAGGTATCGACCAGATTGGCGCATTGAACTATCAGAGAGTTGGTGTACCTGCATCGATTGACCCAAAAAGGGCAAAGAATCGTTTTATAGTAGACCAGCAATTATTACACTTGGATATTTTATTTGCAGAAAATTTCTTTCAATCTGGTGTATGGAAGAACGAATTTGAGGGTATTTCCTCTGGAACGGCAGCAGGTGCCAGTCAGTTTATCAAATTTACAGACGCTAATTCCGATCCGATTCAGTTTTTTGACGCACGTAAGAGAGAAATCAGACTGAATGGCAGAAGGACACCAAATAAGCTGGTATTAGGATATGATACCTTTCATGCATTGAAAGAACATCCAGATTTGTTGGAGCGTGTGAAATATACAGGTAGTACTGCAAATCCTGCAAGAGTTAATGAGAAAGTGCTAGCAGAATTATTTGGTGTGGAACAAGTTAAAGTTTTGGATGCTACATACAATGCTGCTGAGGAAGGTCAGGCAGATGATATGCAATTTATCTGTGAGCCGGATGGAGCACTGCTGACTTATACGACACCAAATCCAAGAATTGATGAACCTTCCGCTGGATATATTTTCACATGGGATATGTTGGGAGATGGCAATTTTATGGCTACGGATGTATTTGAGGGCGAAGGAGGGACTCATTCTGAATTTATGGAAGGTCTTCTTTCTACTGATATGAAAAAAACTTGTGATGATCTTGCGTGCTACTTGTCTAAGTGTGTATAAGGGGTTGACTTATGAGTTTTATCGCAAAAAAAGTTCTTACACTGAATGGAAAGAGATATAATTCGGGAGAATCTATCCCGGATTGTGCTATTTTGGAAAGTCGAGTAAGGGCTTTAAAAAATACTGGCTACATCATAGAATCATTAGACAGGTCTGGAAATGTTAATGCTGTTTATACCACAGAGGAATTTGAAAAAAAGCTGACGGAACGGTTGCAGGAAGCATTAGGCAGTATGAAAAATGCCGCTACTAAATTGAATCTGGTAGAGGGAATGGAATTGACTGGCAACGGAACAGACAATGGAAAAATCGTGATTCCTGTCAAAAAAGGAAAAGAAAAGAACGGTGACGCGGAGTATATGGCGCTGCCTATGCTGCCGGAGGAAATTGTGCAAGTGTTTCGGGTTCTTCACATGACCGCTAGCGAGGGCATAGCAGAAATGGAAAAGATAAATAGCGAAAATGTCCTTATTTTGATTCAAGTAACGGACAGCAGAAAGACGGTTCAAAATGCCGCCAAAGATCGTGTGGATGTATTAACTGCTGGAGTACAGAAAATTGCGTCAAACGGTAATAAGGAAGACATAGAAGACACTGTAAGCAGTATGACTGAACCAAAATCAGAGTAAAGGGATACAAGATATGGCAAATGGGAGTTATAATTACAATCCGACAGAAATCAAGGAGAATACGATCAGTCGTATGAGATTTGAACTGGGTGATACTATGATTGAAGGTGGTTCTGCTACAACGGCTCTGACGGATGAGGAAATACAAGCAGCTATAGACATACATCCGAAGTCATGGAAGAGAGCAAAGCTGATGTTATTGGAAAGTCTATTTCACAGATTTTCTTATGAGGTAAATACAAGAACTGGACCATTGACGCTTGAATTGTTGGATAGGGCAAAACTCTGGAGAGAGGAGTATGAGGCTTTAAAAAAGGAGGTTAAACAGGAAAGCATATCCGTACCTGCTTTTGCTGGTGGAACTGAAGGTAAGCCACCTTATTTTTATACTGGAATGCAAGGGAATGAAAGGGCGAAAAATCAATGATCAACGCAAGAGCAATGTATTTAAGACCAGGGAATTTGTTTAAAGATTTTACTGTAGAAGATAATGAGCAGGAAATCAATTCCAGAGGCAGAGCAGTAATAAAATATTCTGGCAATGGCTTAAAGACTTTTCGAGGTTGCCTTGCTAATGCTTCTGATCAGGATAAAGCAAACCATAGTATATCAGATCACATTGTTACTCATACCATTGTGCAGATCGGACCACCAAAAGCAAAAAGAACAGACAAGTTAATTATGGGAGATAGGGTGTTTTATGTTATTGATGTGGATGATACAGGAACATTAGGAGTTGCAACCTTGTATTATGCTGAAGAAAGGACTGATGTGAAATGACGACAGAACAGGCTTCGGAAGAAATAAAGACAGCAGTTGAAAAAATGGTAACAAAAATTAAGCAACAAACATGTTCAAGAGGTGTTCGGGCAGCTAATGCACTACGAAATGCTGAACTTGAGATATTAAAGGGGCAGAGAAGTGGCAGAGTATATCGAAAGCCCCATACTAAAAAATCAACCTATACAGCATCTGCACCAGGAGAGGCACCAGCAAGACGGACAGGTGCTTTACGACTGAATTGGATAACTGGTGTTGATACAAAATCTAATTCAGGAAAAGGTGCTGTTTCGATTGTGGCATATTTAGAAAGTAATACCCCATATTCTGGAATCCTGGAATATGGAAGCAGTAAAATGGCACCAAGACCTTATGTGGAAAAAATCAAAGAACAAGCAAAGCCGGAAATTGAACGCATTATGAGTGAAAGTTACGAATAAGAGGTAGGACATGGAATTGATAAAAGAACAACCAAAGTTTATTTTTGATACCTCTGTTATTAAAGCTGGCTATGTGCTTTATGCAAAACATAATTCATGGAAAGAAGGCAAAGCAGGTTTTGTCACGTTGGCGACCGAAAAGGAATTAGTGGTGCAATATCATCCAGGAATCGGAAATGTAACTAATCATTTCTTTATTCCGATAAAGGAAGTAGCAGTGGGTGACTGGGAAATTCGATGGTCATCTAACTTATCAGAAGTATTTCAGTATCCAACATCAGAAGATGTTGAACAGGATCCAAAGGAAATGAAGATGGAAAATGACATTAGAGGAATTAATTTATAAGAGATTTATAGAATCAAAAAATCTTGTAAAGCATCTTGCAAAATATTCTGGTAAACCAGCAGTATTTTGTTCTGCACCGCCAGAGGATAATCAACAAGGCTGGCAGGGGTGGACACAATATCCAAGATTAGTTTACTACTTCGATTTACAAGCGAATGAAGAACGAAAAAGTGCTGGAACATTATCTGTATCTCTGTATTGTCAGAATACGGATAAGATCGTACCAGAAGAGATCGAATCAGAAGTGAGAAGATGTTTAAAAGACATTATTTTATCACCAGATAATGGAACTCAATACGCTTTTACCTGGGCGAGAACAGATGCATTTGAATTAGCAGAAACAATTGGCGGACACGCAGATAAATTATTAATTGGAAGTGAAATTCGGTTTGATATTTTGGAATATACCAGTCAAGAAACGTCAGATCCCGACCCAATTATGGCAACAAACCGATATGTTAAAGAACTTTATCCAAATTGTGTTGTTGTTGGATGGGACAAAATGAAAGAAATAACAGAGGCTTCCAGAGAAAATCCAATCATCTATTGTAGGCTAAGTGCAGTAGAAATGACAGAGGAGACAAATAATGTGGCATGGATGGATGGTAGGATTGCCATCCATATTTTATGCTCAGACAGTGAAACGAGGATTAAGATGGCCGCAGCAATTGCGAATAGAATATCGTTGGACGGAGAGATTATTATGCTAGATCATTCGCCAATGTTTATCAAGCGTTTACAGGTGAATTATAAATCTGACTATCTGAAGGATGGTCAGATTTTTATAACAGGTCATTACGGGTTGCTGAGGTATCATGCAAAGCCTCATTCCCTGCAGGCAGCTTATCTGAAGTACAAATAAGGAGGTATAAAATGATAAAGGAAACAGAAAAAAACGCCTCAGTTGTCGGAAAACAGGCAGAAATAGAGCAGACGCCGAAGGAAAAACCGAGAGTAGCGAAAGAATCTGCTTATCCGGTGAGTGATTTGGCGGCAAATGCAAAAAAAATCTTCGGAACCAGACAGGAGTGTGTTGTAGTAGCGCTGAATGCTGCCGGGAAGTCAGAGTATATGGTTTCTGAAGCAAATAAAATCGTAGAAAAATTTTTGAAGAGGGAGGTTAAGTAAGAATGGCAGGTACATTTATCTTAGGAGAGACGAAGGTTCGCCCTGGCTCTTACTTTAATATCCAGAAAAAGGGTCGTAATATCACTACAGGCATCATAAATGGAATAACAGCTGCAATCTTCAAGGCGGATTTTGGACCGCTGAATACAGCAGTGGAATTAAGTGCTGAGGGTGGTTATGAAAAGACCTTCGGAACCGGCCTTACTACAGACACAATGAAAGAGGCAATTGCAGGTGGTGCAAAAACGATCATCGCCTGTCGGGTAGGTAACGGCGGCACACAGGGAACAATCAATCTGAAAGACGTAGATGAGGAAGAGGCACTCTGCATCACAGCAAAATATCCAGGAGAGAAGGATTTCATAGTTACGGTTCGTGAGAAACTTTCGGATTCCACTTTGAAGGAATGTATTTTTTATGACGGCACAGTGGAATTTGAGAAGATTGAGTTTGCGTCAGGAGAAGGGGAAGCAAAGGCGCTAGTGGATGCCCTGGAAACTTCTAAGAATTTCAAGGCAGAGTTAAAAGAAAACAAGGGAAGTGCGGTGCTGGCAATGGTATCTCAAAGCGCCTTTACGAAAGGTACGAACCCTCAAACAACGATAGGGGATTACTCTAATGCTTTTGCCCAGGTTGAACCGTATGAGTTCAATACAATCTGTTTGGATACGGAGGATCCAGAGATTCATCTGTTGTTGCAGTCCTTTATCAATCGGATTTCTGACGCTGGCTCGCTTGCACAGGCGGTTGTGGCAGAAAAGCAGACGATTGACCTGGAAACCAGAATGAAGCACGCAGCGTCTTTTAATGACGAGAAGATGAATTATGTGCTGAATGCTCATATCGACGAGCAGGGTACAGAGATTGATGGCTACCAGACGGCGGCACGCATTGCAGGAATGATCGGGGCAGCGGCATCCAACTCTTCCCTTACGCATACCGTAATCAATGGTTTCTCTGAAATCAAGGAAAAGCTGACGAATACAGAAATTATCGCTGCCGAGAAGAAAGGGTGTCTGGTACTGACCTACAACAAGGCAAAACAGGTGTGGATTGACAATGCAATTAATACGCTCATTATACCAGCAGACAACCAAGACGATGGCTGGAAGAAAATCAGACGGGTTAAGACACGTTTCGAGCTTATTCGGAGAATTAATATTATCACAGATAATCTGGTGGGCAAGGTTGACAATGACAAGAACGGCAGAGCAACGGTTGTTAGCCAGATTCAGGGCGTTGGCGATTCCATGAGAGAAGAGGGCAAGCTGGTGTCCTGCTCGGTAACTGAGAGCAGCGCATACATGGCTGACGGCGACAGTGCTTGGTTCGATATTGATGTGATCGACAAGGATTCTATGGAACACATCTATCTGACCTTCCTGTTTCGTTTCAGCACTAACGAAGAATAGGAGGTATAGGTCATGAGAAATGAAAGAGCAGCGGGTGATTCCAGACACGCGAGAACAGGGAAGGACGGTGCGTTTTACAGCGAAGATGGCGTTCTACTGGCGACGGTGGAGCAGTTTACATCAAATGTAAACTGGAACAACGCAAAGTACAGCGTCCTCGGCGATGCACAGGAGCATGAGACGGCGAACACGTTTGCCGTCAACCTTACCATGTCGCAGATTGTGGTGGAGGATGATGAGTTTATCGAAGAGCTGATGGAAGCTCTGGAAACGCAGGTTATGCCGTCTTGGAATTTCCAGGGAACACTTCTCGGTAGGAATGGATCGGAAGAGCGTGTTGTCTATAAGGAGTGCATCCCTTCCGGGCAGGTTGACATTCAGAATGTTGCCGTGGGCGACGTAATCAAACGTAACTGGAATTTCTTTGTGAACAGACCGCCTAAGCTGCAGTCGTTATTGACGGTAGACAGGGCGTAACAGTAACAGGTCATCAGACAGGGAGGGCAGGTCAGCTTCTCCCTTAAATTTTGAAAATTAAGGAGGAAAGCAATTATGACTGACGAGTTAAAGAAAGGTATAACGATAGGTGTAGGCAATATGGAAAAAGCTGCAACGCAGAATGAAACGGTAGTTGAAACCAGCGAGGAAGAGACAAAAGAAATCATCCGGGCGAATGAAGAGGATTTTATCCAGGGATTGATCGCCGCTGCTGGTTTTGCGACAGAGGAACGCCAGAGGATTGAAATTATTCGGGATAGCAAGCTGTATTTTGCATTTGAGATCAGACCCCTTGGTTCCGAGGAATACGACAAGTGCCGCAAGAAATATACGAAGTACATCCGTAATAAGCAACTAGGAATGAAAATGCCGGAGGACACGGATCGCATTAAATACCAGTCTGCAATTATTCACAAGGCGACAGTAGACGAGGACAGAGAGAAGCTGTGGGACAACAAGAAGGTGTGGAAGGCTCTGGAAGATAAGGGCTACCAGATTATGAGCGGCTTGGATGTGATCGAATATACGCTGAAAGCCGGTGAGAAGGATAAAATCCTGGAGGCAATCGACAGACTCAGCGGCTATGAGACCAATCTGGAGGAAGTGGCAAAAAACTGATAAGCGCCGGAGGAAAATTATGCCTATTACACCATATCTTCCAGACAACAGGCATTACCCCGGATGAATTTTACCAGAAACCAAAAGGGATACAAGCATTTATGCTTGCCTCAATGAGAATATCCCTGGAATCACGGGCGAAAGGAGGGGAAAATAGTGGCGGAAACAGTTAGAATTGAGATATCTATTGAGACGATAGATAATACCGATCCGGAGCTTTCCAATGTAACACGGAATTTTGAACGCATAGGAAAGGCAGCAGAGAGTGCCAATAGTGCGGCGAAAAAAGCGAACAATACCGTATCGCAATTTGATAGGCAGGCGCAGAAAACAGAAAAGAGCCTGGCAAGCTGGGCGAAAGAAAAGTATGAGATTCTGTTGGAGGCAAAGGATAGGATAACGCCAATCCTCTCCACGCTCGGAAACGGACTGAGAGGCTTTGTAGGAAAAACGTGGAGTGTTACAATGCGAGCCGTTGACTTAATCACTTCGCCCGTGAGAGGGATTATAAATCTGCTAAAAAACCCCGTCTTTCAGGTAGGAGCAGTCCTCGGAGTCAGTATAGGTTTGAAAGATACAATAGAAACCTATAAAAATTTTGAGGCTGCTATGTCACAGGTGCAGGCCATCAGCGGAGCCACCGATTCAGAGTTGACGAAGCTGACGAATAAAGCAAAGGAAATGGGCGCTACAACAAAGTTTACGGCGACGGAATCTGCGGAGGCTTTTAACTATATGGCTATGGCTGGATGGGATACCCAACAAATGCTAGATGGGATTGATGGTATCTTGAATTTAGCCGCTGCCTCTGGAGAAGATTTAAGTACAACATCGGATATTGTAACAGATGCATTGACGGCATTTGGTTTAAAAGCCAGCGATGCAACACATTTTTCAGATGTACTGGCAAAAGCGGCTTCGAGTGCAAATACAAATGTCTCGATGATGGGTGAGACATTTAAGTATGCTGGTGCTATGGCTGGTACTTTAGGATATAGTATTGAAGATGTGGGTGTCATGATTGGACTTATGGCAAATAGTGGTATTAAGGCATCACAGGCAGGTACGGAATTAAATTCCTTATTTACACGATTATCAACAAATACAAATGGTGCGAGAGATGCTATTGAAGAATTAGGTATTCGATTCTATAATTCCAGTGGAAAAGCAAGACCTTTGGCAGAAGTAATGAATGAATTGAGAGCAGCAACAGCAGATTACAATGATGAACAAAAAACAAATCTTGCAAATACAATAGCTGGTCAAAGGGCACAGGCTGGCTTACTGGCAATTTTGAACACATCAAACGAAGATTATAATAAATTGACTGAAGCAATCAATAATGCGGACGGCGCAGCGGCTCAAATGTCAGAGACTATGCTGAATAACCTGCAAGGCTCCATCACATTACTGCAGAGTGCCATAGATGGAGTGAAGATTTCCTTTGGAGAGAGGTTGTCTCCATACATAAGAAACCTTGCCGACTGGCTGACAGACCAGATGCCGACAGTTGAGAAGGGGTTGGATGAATTTATGGACTGGATTGATACCAAAGTTGACCGGATGCAGAGAAAATTCAATGCAATTACAGATACAAAAGAGTGGCAGGATACGGATTTCTTTGGAAAGGTTAAGATAGCTTGGGATGAATTTATAGCTGAGCCGTTTTCTGAATGGTGGAACGGCATAGGGAAAGCAAAATTTGCAGGCTTCGCACAGGATATTGGTTCGGGAATCGGTACCGGTCTGAAAAGTGGCATTATGACGTTATTGGGGATCGATATTGGAGAAACGCTGGATGAAGGCGTGAGCATCGGCGCATCGTTTGCAAAAGGCTTTTCAGAAGGATTTGATTTTAACGCAATATCGGAAAAGTTGTGGCAAGGGTTTAAGCATTTACTGTCAAATGCCGGAAAATTACTTCCAGGTGGAGAATCGGCAGATTTGTCCTCGGTGTTATCAGCTGTTATGCTTAGCAAGATTGCCACACCATTTATCAGTATGGGAAGAGGGATGGCAAATCTCGGAAAGGGGTTGTTTGGAGCGAATCCGGCGACAGGAGCCTCTCTCATGGGGTCTTTCTTGGGTTCGGCAGCATCTGGTACCGGATTGTTAGGTAAGTCCAGTATGCTGGCAATCAACTTAGGAGCTGGTAATCTGACAGGCAGTACATCTATGAGTACAGGTGCTTTGAGTGCGACAGGAATGGTAGCTGGAGGCGGTGCAATCGCCGCAGGCGCAACGCTGGTAAGCAGTGCATTGGATGCATATAAGGCAATCAGGTCGGATAATGAGGAAGAATCAAAAGCTTATGGTAAATCAGCAACATGGAAAGTTGGTGGAGTAGCTGCTGGAGCCACCACAGGAGCAGCGATAGGTTCCATCATTCCCGGAATTGGCACGGCAGTGGGTGCTTTAGTTGGTGCTGGTGTCGGTGGTATTGCTGGATGGATCAAGGGGAATAAGATAAAGGAAGAATATCAGAAAAATGTAGAGGAAATGCAGAAAGAGACAGAAAAAGCTCAGAAAGTATTCGAGACCACTGGGCTGGCAATCGAAGATGTCAAGTTTAAGAACGAGGCATTGACACAGGCAATGAATGATTCTGAAGTTTCGACAGAGCAGTTTGCACAGATGTTTCAGGAGGAATGTGCGAACGTAGCTAAGAAGGCTTTTGGAGATATTTCCTTATCTCTGGCAGAGGTCAAGAAGATGGCGAGTGAGATTACCTTTGCTGATATGGTCGAGGAACTGACAGAGTTTACAAAGGCTACGACTGAAACGAACGCAGCACTTAATAATCTACGCTCCTCCGTTGTTTCTCTAAAAAAAGAGAACTGGAAGGTAGGTCTTGGCATGGAATTGTCCGAGATGGATAAGGACGGTTACAAAGGAGCGATTGAGAATTTCATCAGCAATGCACAGACATTCATTGATGATAACCATTATGAAGCGACAGTGGCATTAAGACTTTTGACCGGCGGGGAGGCGGATACTTTCTGGTTGGATAGTTATTACGGAAACCTAAAGAGTCAGATTGAGACTTTGGGTACTCAGTTGAAAGACGCAATGAATATCTCCCTGGAGGACAGCGTGATTACGTTGGACGAGGCAGCAGAACTGGAAAGCCTGCAGGAGCAGATTACGGTAATTACCAGCAAACTGACAGAAGCTAAGACAGATGCGGAAATGCAGGCATTGCAGATTAAGTACAATGGTGCGGCTTTGGATATGGATAGCTTTAACGCTCTGCAGGAAGAATTGCAGGCAAATGTGGCGTCTGCATCCGAACAGTATGAGAGCGCTTTGACATTGACGCTTACCAACCTGAATTTACAGCTGGCAGACGGAGCGATTACCCAGGAAGAATACGACAGCGCAGTGAAAGAGGCGACAGATGGGTACTACGCTCAGATAAACGAACTGAACGCAAGGGTAAGCACCTTCAACCTGGATAGCATTGCTACGGCATGGGATTCAGAACTTTCCAAAATCATGCCGGATATTGAAGGTTCAACCACGGAGAAGCTGACAGAAGCCCTGAACAGCGCATTGCTGGCGCATCCGGACGTAAAATCATGGACGACGGCAGATGTAATAAGCTGGATGGATCTCGACAAGCTGAATCTCGATACGGCAGAGCAGACTACGATTGCAACGGAGCTGATTCAGACGGTGCTTGCGGTGCCGGAAGGAACAAAGGAGAGCATCATACAGGATTTCAAGAGCCAGATCCCCACAGCGGAGGAAATTAAGGCTGCTATAGATTGGGATTCTATGACAAATGAAGATTGGACGGCTCTCATGGAGTCCATTACCGACCCGGCAGAGAACCCTACTATTGGGTTGTCCCCGGAAGATGCTGCAAAGCCAATGGCAGAGTATTACGGAGAGTATTTTGAGATCGTCAAGCAATCGTACTCGGAGGCGTTGCACAATGCTTTGGAGAGCAGTACAAGCGAAGAAACACTGAACGATTTTATTACGCAGTACATGGGAAGTCAATCGACAGACCTTGCGGAAATTGATTTTATTAGCCCATACTCAAATGCAATTTATGAGCAGCTGGAGGCTATGGATTTGACACAAGCTGATTGGGATAGCGTGAAGGAGTCGCTGACTACCGGAGTCGTGACGGCGATTGAAGGCGCAGACATGGAAAAAGTCAATGCAGCTCTCGCAGTATTAAAGGGAAATGTTGATACTGCAGCATCGTCAACATTCAACGCAGGTTATGACGTGGAAATGCCTCTAAACATTACATTTAGATATTCGGTGACAAATCCGACATTACCGACATCATTACTGCCGAGTGCGTCTTACAATGTGACGCCAAAGCAGAACGCAGCCGGAGGTTATGTCAGTGGCGGTGCCCAGCTGTCATGGCTGGCAGAGGAAGGGTACGGCGAGTTTATTATTCCGACGAATCCGAGCCGAAGGGCAAGGGCACTGGATTTATACCAGCAGGCGGGGGCAGCATTAGGTGTGTCTGCGTATGCGGATGGAGGTTTTGTTGGAGGCTCAAATTTGAGTGACAATGCAACAGACTATAACTTATTCACTGAGGCGAATAAAAACGCAGCCATAGCCTATAACGAAACCACAGAGGGCAATTACAACGGGGAAACAGCTCTAACATACGAGCCGGTTTCTGCAGAAAGGGAAAGCAGTTCCAGCATCACGCCGGTACAGGTTCAAGTAAGTCTTCAGCCGGAGTTTGTTATCAGCGGTGGTGACGGGCAAAGCGAAGAGGAAATCATGCAGGTAATTAGACGGCATTTGAAGGAAATGGTCGACGAACTGGGCGGGGAAATAGCAGCTAACCTGAGTGAAGTATTTTCCAATATGCCATTGAAGGAGGCATAAGCTATGAATATTAGATTGATTCCTGTCGGGAGTGGTTCAATGTTTACGTTTCCGGCATTGCCCGAAAAAATACAGGGAAAGTACGGGGCAAAGTACCAGAGTTTTGATATTATATCCCAGGGTACCGTAAAGGTGCCAAAGGGAATGGATGTGGCGGTGTTTTCATGGGATGGGGTGTTTTTTGGAAAGTCAAAGAGGAAAGAGGCAATTGTCAAAACATTGAGTTGGAAAGAGCCGAATGAGTGTGTAAAAATTCTGTATGACTTTATGAAAAATGAGACAGTTTTGAATTTAATCGTGACAGAAACGTGGATTAACGTGGATGTCACGATTTCCTCATTTCAGCCGATACCGGTTGGTGCCTTCGGAAATGTGGAGTATTCCATAACATTTGTGCAGAAAAAGGCATTGAAGATTTACACCACCAATGAGCTTAAAATTGCCGCATTTGTGAAAAAAACTAAGCCAAGGAATGATCCTGGTGATTCTTCCGGAAGCGGTGGCAGCTCTTATACGGTGGTAAACGGTGATACCCTGTGGGGCATTGCAACTAAGAAGTTAGGGAGCGGTAGTAAGTGGACTTCTATTTATGATGTAAATGCCAGTACAATTGAGGCAGAGGCGAAGAAACACGGAAAAACCAGCTCGGATCACGGTCATTGGATATGGTCGGGAGAAGTTCTGACGATACCAGGATAGGGGGGCTACTATGATTGATTTGTTAAAAATCAAATACCGAGTAGTGGTAATGGACGAAAAAGGCGCCCAGTATAATGTTAGGGATTTTATCCAGAATCTTGGCTGGGAAGAGAATGAGAATGAGCTTTCGGTTCGTTCCTCATTCACAGCCAAAAATGATAAAACGTCACAAGGGTACTTGTCGAACATCATTAAGCCGGGATGCCTGATCGGTATTTTTGCAACAGACGGCGATTCGTTGGACGAGGAAGTAGCTAGAGGATATGTGGAAACATGGAACCCGATAGAGGAAAACAGCGGATACAGTTTGAAATGCACAAATTATGATGAGTTGTATAAACTGCAGAAAAGCCAAGACAACCGATATTTTCCTTCCGGTACTGGTACGAAGTCAGCGCTTCAGGGAATATTTAATGATTGGGAGATTCCGCAGGGAGAATATGAGGGACCAAATGCCTCTCATGGGAAACTGGTTTATAACAACAAGTATCTGTCAGACATTATACTGGCGCTGCTGGATGATGCGGTAAAGAAAGGAGAAGAAAAGTGTATCATCCGGGCATCAAAAGGCTATACGAGCGTTATTCCGAGAGGGAGCAACAAGACGGTGTATGTATTCAAGGTGGATAATTCGCAGTCGTTCAGCCAAACCGTCAGCACTGCAGACATAATTACAAGGGTGAAGGTCGTGGGACAGGCAGACGACGATGGCAATCGGAGTGTGGAGGCTACTTTGAACGGAGAAATAAAATACGGCATCCGGCAGAGGATTTACACAAGGGGATCGGATGAAACGCTCGGGGATGTACAGTCAGCAGCACAGGAATTGCTTAACGAAGAGGGTAAAATACGAAAGGATATGACTGTGCAGAGTCCAGATGTTCCATTTATACGGAAAGGAGATCTAGTTTACATCATGAGCAATTCGGTGTCTGATTATTATTATGTAAAAAGCATCCGGCATAATGCAGATGTATACAGTATGACAATGGAGTTGGAATATGTAGAGCTGGAAATACAGAACAGCGGTAACAGCGCCACGGAGAAAAAAGAGTACCATGTGGGTGATGTCGTAAATTTTCATGGTGGTACCCATTATGTCAGCAGCTACCCTGGAGCTAAAGGGTACGACGCAGGGGCAGGAAAAGCGAAAATCACGATTAAGGATGGTATTGGGCAGGCGCACCCATGGCATCTGATCCATACCGACAGCAACAGTAATGTCTATGGATGGGTGGATGATGGAACATTTGATTAAGGGAGGCAGTACAGATGGAAGGATTTGAAGGGCATCCTGGCACAAGTAAGCTGGCATCGGTTCTAAGTCAACGGATGAAAAGAGAGAATGAATCCCCTCTGGTGTTGGACTTCGGAGAAATACAGGCAAACTACAGCTTGGTAACAAATACTTTCCCAGTTCCGATCCCCAAAGGGGATTACTCCGTTTGCAGGCATGTGGGAAGTCTGAGTTTTACAATTGCAGAAGGAGGTCACACCGGACACGAAGGGCAAACAAAGATGTACCATACCGGAGAACATAAGCATACGGTAAAGCCGCCGTCAATCCGGCCTGGGGATCGTGTGTTGATTGCCTGGGTGCAGAGTGAAGCGGTAGTAATAGATATTGTCGAAAAATCATAAGGAGACGGGAAGCATGTCACAACCACTATTCCCGGTAGTTCAAATACCAGAATTTACACCGGAGAATGTAAAATATGACACGGAATACAAGCGGAGCGCTAAATGGGATCCAATCGCTGGTGATTTTGTCAGAGACGGCGCAAACCGCATAGTAGAGTGCGATGGCAGAGAGGCTTACGCTATATGGTGTTTCAAGATTGCACAGGCAGAGCGGTACCGCTGTCTTGCATATCCAGATTCTATTGGAGTCGAAATGGAACGTGCCTTGGATAATGATGATGAAGAAACGGTTGAGTCCATGGTACAGAGAACCATCACAGAGGCACTTATGGTAAATCCTAGAACGGAGGACGTTTTGGATTTTGAGTTTTCTTGGGACGGTGATGCTATGCATTGCAGATTTAAGGTAAAGGGTGCCAACTGGAATGAAGAAATTACAATCACAATTTAGGGGAGTAAGAATATGCAACCAGAGTTTATAAGACCAGATTTTATAGAAAACAATAGTGCAGATGAAATTCACCAGCGGATGATGAACAATCTACCAGCAGATATTGACGACATGCCTGGCGGCTTTCCGTATGACTTCACTATGCCTGCCGCACTGGAAAAAGATGAGTTCATAAATTACCACTTGATAAGGTCTTTAATGATCGCTTTCCCTCAGTATGCATGGGATGAATGGTTGGATCTTCATGGTCAGCAGGTGCATCTTAACAGGCATCCACCGGAGAGCGCATCAGGAAAAGTAAGAGTCACGGGCATACCAGGAACAGTAATAGCGGAAGGAACGATATTCTGTACACCAGCGACGGACAACGGACCGTCTATTGAGTTTCGCTCCATGGAGGAAAAGAAGATTGAAACTGGTGGGATGGTTCTCATTCCTGTATCGGCAGTGGAAAGTGGTACCAGCTCCAACGTGCCAGTGAATACCGTAACTCTCATGGTGAAACCAGATAAAAACATTACGGAGGTAATCAATCCAGAGCCAATCCGAGGCGGTACCGAGAGGGAAAGCAATGATGATTATTATGATAGAATTGCCGCAGAGTATGCGAACAGCTTGACTTTCCTGGGAAATGATAATGATTATATCCGCTGGGCGAAAGAAGCAGGTGCTGGGGACTGTATCGTGATGGACGCATACGATGGTCCGGGAACTGTAAAGTTAGTGCTTGTAGATGGAAATGGGCAACCAGCAAATGAAAAACTAGTACAGGAAGTATATAATTACATTCTTTCTCCAGAGGATCGGAAAAAAAGACTGCTGCCTACTGCATGTGCAAAATTAACATGTGAAGCGGCGACTACTGTAAAAATTTTCTACACCTGTACAGGGCTTCTTTATGATGAAACCACAACTATTGATCAGATTAAAAAGGATTTTTCAAAAGCAGTTCAGTTGATGTATAACAAGTCAAAAAGGGATAGTCTCCTACGTTATAATCAGATTCGTCCTTTAATCTCGTCAATTAGGGGAGTGAAGGATTTTAATACCTTTCTTATGAATGGCAGCATGGAAAATATCAGCTTAAAAAAAGAAGAATATCCAGAAACTGGGGATATTGATTTTAGTTAAGGGAGAATGAGCGGGATGGAAAAATTTAATTTAGAAGCATTTCCGACTAGCGAGAGTGCTAAAAAAATGCTCTCCTATGTGACAGAGGGATTTTATGAGAAGTCTTATATTGGAAAATGGCTGTATCAAGTTATGGGTCTGGAATATGATGATGCTTTAAAATTGGTAAAAGAGTTGCCTTTGCAATTTTTTCCAGAAACCGCTACATGGGGACTTGTCTATCATGAAATTAAGTGGCAGTTACAAGTAAGAGAAGAATTATCTTATGAAGAACGGCGGAATCTCATTTATCGGAAACGGGATCTTCGTGCACCAATGACGCCATATTTTATGGAATCCTATTTGAAAAGTATCACTGGTTTTGAAGTGTTCGTTGCAGACAGCAATGATCCAGGACCATTTCATTATCGAACGCTACATCCAAATATTTTTAAAGTTACCTTTATAGGAGAAGGGACTTTAGATGTAAATGCTGCTAAGAATGTGATAAAGAAAATAAAACAATCTCATACCACTTTCCTTTTAAATGAACAGATGGAGAGGATGCTTCAGATTTTAATTTTACACCAGATAAAGCTGTATATGAAAAGAGAATGCTATCCACGTCGAAACTTGCCGTTTTTACTTTATGATGGAAGCGTTTTTTATAATGGAATTTATCATTATGATGGATATTGTACCAAAGAAGAGTTTTATTTATATCTTACGGCATTATCCATAAGTACTTTTTTCCATATGCAAATTCAACAGGTATGTCAACTGCAATTACGAGGTAGGGAAGCGAAGTGGTTGGTTCGTTCTATAATAACGAGATTGAAAAGTAAGAGGGAAAGAAAGCAATTAATTCGGCTTCAGAAATATAGATTTTTGATACAAGCGGCTATAGAAATTCCTCATATAAGTTATCAAATAAATTTAACGATCGGTTATCATTTAACACGATATAATGGTGGTTTTTCTTATAATGGTACACGTAAGTATGATTCTGCAATAAGAAAAGAATTATTATAGAAAGAGAGGGAAAAAATGGCAGATGCGAAAATAACAGAAAAAGGAAGAGAAAAACTTTGCAAAGCACATGCAGGAGATATTTCATTACCAAAATTAAAATATATTGCCTATGGGGATGGTGGAGTAGATGAAAATGACGTACCATACATCGTAACAGGAGAAGAAGTTTCGTTAAGAAATGAACTTTTAAGGATAGAAATTCAGGAACATTGTTTTCCAGAGGATACCATTTGTGAGTACCAATCGGAATTAAGTAAATCTGATTTAGCAAATGTATACTTATCGGAATTAGGAATATTCGATGAAGAGGGGGATTTAATTATTTATGAGACATTTTTGAAAAAAGGGAAGGATGATGACATGTTCTTTAATTTTTCATTACAAGAGATATTTTAATTCGGAAAGGAAGGATTGGCGTGGCAAATTTACTGATTAAAGAACCAGCGGAGTTTATTTCTGAAATTCATAAGACAGAAAAGGAAGATCTCATTACTGCAGAATTGGAGAATGAAATTAAAGGCGCACTTTTAAATAATGATGTATTTTTAAAGATACTGGCAGAGACGATCGAAGAGAAATTGAAGGAGCATATAGAGAGTAGTGAAATTCATGTTACAGAGCAAGATAAAAGCAAGTGGTCAGGAAAAGCAGAAACTAGTGTTGCTACACAAACAGAAGATGGGTTAGAATCCGCTGCCGATAAGAAAAAATTAGATGGAATCAAAGCTGGTGCAGAAGTGAATCAGAATGCTTTTTCTAACGTAAAAGTAGGAAGTATAACGGTTGCTGCAAATGGAAAAACAGCGACTTTTACGATAGCAGCTGGAAGTAATGTAACGATTAGTGCAGATAATGCGAAAAAACAGATTACCATTGCGGCAAATAGGGATGGCGGCGATGCAGATACGTTAGACGGGTATCATGCAAATAGCTTTTCAAAATCAGACCATACCCATAATTATGCAGGGAGTGGTAGTGCAGGGGGTTCTGCTAATTCTGCGGTGAAATTGGACAGTTCTGCTGGAAGTGCAACACAACCAGTATATTTTTCTAATGGAAAGCCAGTAAAGTGTACTTATACGTTAGCGAAAAGTGTAC